CTCCGTATGATGAGTGGCCGGTGCCTATGGACGTATGGGCAGCACAGCCTTGGGACTGTAGTTCTCGCACACACGCTGTTTACGTGCTTGACAGGGCAACACCATGTCCTTGGTTGGCAAAAATAGACGGTGAGATGTATCCAGCAAAATACATGTTTACGGTGGATTACACAGATTCAGAAATAGGTGATGACCCTGCACAGCACAAGCAGAGTCATGTCATGGAGCTTTTAGATGCTGGTGAGTGGACAGGGAACATAGTAGCCCTGCCTAACAATAGAGTACGTGTTACGCATCCAGCATGGTTTGAGACAGGAGAGGGCGCACCAGATTTTAGACCCTCCCAGTATGTGCATTACAGTAAGTCTGATTTGGATTACACGTTAGATACCAACCAGATATTTAACAACTTATACGCGGAGTAAAACGATGGTTAGGACTACAGGTGGGCGTTCTCGCGCCGCAAGATTAAAAAGACCTACAGTGAAGAAAACTACGCCTAGAAAAGCTGGTTCTTTTGCTAACCCAGAGGAAGTCAAGAAACGTAATACAAAACGTTTTATGGCGGAATCCGAGCGTTTACGTAAGGAAGGATTAGCTGCAAACAAAGCGGCGAATACTAGAGGAGTTGGAGGCAATCTTGCTGCTGCTGGCGGCGCTGCTGCGAAAAGAGCGGTTAAAGCAGATAAAACAAAACAGTTCTTGGCGGAATCCGAACGCCTACGTAAAGAGGGGCTAGCAGCAAACAAAGCAGCCGCAAATAAACGTGTTAAATCTACAGATGGTAAGTCAGATAAGCCTTCTGCTGCATCTATGCGTGATTCTGCTGCACAAAGAGCGGCGTTAGCTAAGTCAGAACCCAAAAAAGAATCTAAGCCAGCAAAGAAAAAAGAAAGATTTGGTGTGGGGGACAAGTACGTTATTCGCGGCAATAAGGCTAACGTCAGGAAAGATCAGTTAGAGAAAACTGGCCTTACTCAGGCGCAGTACATGAAGCAATGGCGTGCGTCTGGTAAGAGACCTACAGCGACCACGGCTAAGAAAGCCGCGCCTAAGAAAGCTGCACCCTCGGGCCGTTCTTTTGATGCCACAAAACCAAATAAGGGTGGCCCCGGTATGGCTAGCATTAAACCACCCAAAGGGCCTATGAGTCCTATGGCCGCTGCTCAAGCGTTGGGCGCTAAAGGCGAAGATGAAATGCCCAGATTCGCTAGAGGCGGCATGAAGATGAAATCTAAGATGAAGGCCAAGGGTATGAAAGCTGGCGGCAAGATGAAGACTAAAGGTTACATGGCTGGAGGGTTGAAAGACGCGCCAGAAAGTAACACAGGTCTTAAAAAGCTACCTAAGCAAGTACGTAACAAGATGGGATTCAAGGCCAAAGGTGGCATGATGAAGACTAAAGGCTACGCTAAGGGCGGTCTACGTGATAAGCGTGCTATGAGATATATGCGCGAAAATGAGCCTAGTAAACTGCCAAGCCGAGAAAGGCCTATGCGAGAAAGGATAAAAGATGATCTCCCCATGCCAAGAGAGGAAAGATCACCCGTAGTAGGTAGAGGGGGCTTCTCCAAAGGCGGCAAGGTTCGCGGTGCCGGTATCGCTCGTAAGGGTGTACGTCCAGTGAAGATGCGATGAGGCATTATTATAAGAAAGGCGGGAAGGTTAAGTCAGGGGGCAAGATATGCCCTTCTGGTAAGGCGTGGGCCAAGCGTACCTTTGATACCTACCCGTCTGCTTATGCAAATATGGCCGCATCTAAGTACTGCAAAGACCCTAGCTACGCTAAAGGCAGCAAGAAAAAGAAGAAGTAATGGGACAGCTTAAACAGTGGCGTAACCAGCAGTGGGTTCGTATTGGCACCGATGGCAAGATCAAGGGGCCGTGCGGTACGTCTAAAGATAAAAAGAACCCAGACCGCTGTTTGCCAAGGTCTAAGGCACAGTCATTGAGTCAGTCTGAACGCGCTACTACAGCACGTAAAAAGAAAAAAGCTGGCTCACAGGGGCAGCAGGTGGTGTCTAACACACCTAAAGCTAAGGTAAGAACCGCAAAAGAAGGCGGTATGATTCGTGATAACCATAAGGGTTGCGGGGCTGTAATGGGCAACCGTAGAAAGAAAACTTTGTACGTAAGAGGTACTAAGAATGGCTAAATTAGAGGTTTTTCAAAACGGTAATTTTTCCGATGGTCGGCCTGTATTTCAAGTTGGAAGCAAGAACGAAGATGGCACTTATAACATCGTAAACGCTAGTTTGATGAGTGAAGAAGAGGCCAATGCGGTGTTAGCTGAACTACAGCCTGCGCCCAAGAAAGAAGCAGCACCTAAGAAAGAAGCAGCACCTAAGAAAGCTCCAGCTAAGAAAGCAGCTAAGAAGAAGTAGATGGCTACCTCTGGAACAACTGCGTTTGATATGGACTTCACGGAGATCGCCGAAGAGTCGTGGGAGCGTGCGGGCCGTGAGATGCGCTCTGGGTACGATCTACGTACTGCTAGACGGTCTATGAATCTGTTGACTATTGAGTGGCAGAATCGCGGTATTAATTTATGGACAATTGATGAAGGTACGGTAAGTCTTGTACAGGGCACTTCTCAATATGACTTGCCTGCAGATACGATTGATTTACTAGAACAAGTCATACGTACAAATAGTGGAGATCAATACACACAGTCTGATCTAACCATAAACAGGGTAAGTGTAAGCACCTATGCGTCCATACCAAACAAGCTAACTCAAGGCAGACCAATACAAGTTTACATAGAAAGACTTGTGGCTAACCCAAAGATAAACGTATGGCCCGTTCCAGATAAAAGCGATACGTACATATTTAAGTATTATCGCCTGCGACGTATACAAGACGCGGGTAGTGGTGCAGAGACTGCTGACATGAACTTCAGATTCTTGCCTTGTTTAGTTGCTGGCCTTGCGTACTACATTGCAATGAAAGATCCAGACTTAGCACCCCGTATACCATTACTTAAAGATGTTTATGAGGAACAGTTCCGACTAGCCGCTGAAGAAGATAGGGTAAAGGCACCGGCTCGTTTTGTGCCTAAGATAGGCTATGTCTAATCGTTTTGCTTCTACAAAACGCGCTATTGCGGAATGTGATATTTGCGGGTTTCAGTACAAACTACGTGAGCTAAAGAATTTAGTACGTAAAGGACGTGACACAAACTTAAAAGCATGCCCTACATGTTGGAATCCTGACCACCCACAGCTAAAGCTAGGGGAGTTCCCTGTTAATGATCCGCAAGCTGTACGTGATCCAAGACCTGATAGAAGCCTTGGTAGAACAGGTGCAAACAGTAGTAGACAGATACAGTATGGATTTAACCCAGTTGGTGTGGGTAGAGATCCGTTTGGTTTAACACCTAATAACCTTGTTGCTACAGGGGAAGTAGGTACAGTAACGGTAACGACAACTTAGGTGATCTTATGAAAAATACGAGCACAGTAAAGCCGGTAAAAAACGCCCCTAAGACGGATATGAAAAACGTCAAAACCACAGGTATAAAGATTCGTGGTACAGGTGCAGCTACAAAAGGAACTATGGCCCGTGGGCCTATGGCGTAAACCATGAGTATGACCTACTCACAGCTAACGGCGAACATACAAGACATTTGTGAAACTACATTTACAAGTGACCAGCTTGCTATGTTCGTGCAGCAGACAGAGCAGTTCATATACAACACTGTTCAGCTTCCGTCGTTAAGAAAAAATGTATCAGGTACTATAACGCTAGGTAACAAGTATCTAGCTGTGCCATCGGACTATCTGTATACCTACAGTTTGGCTGTGATTAATAGTGATGGGTCTTTCGACTTCTTACTCAACAAAGACGTTAACTTCATTCGTGAAGCATACCCTACGCCTACATCCACAGGCACTCCGAAACACTACGCTAATTTTAATGATGAGACCTTTATTCTTGGGCCTACGCCTAGTGCTAGTTTGACGGTAGAGCTTCACTATGGGTACTACCCAGAGTCTATTGTTACTGCTAGCACGCTACCGTGGCTTGGCGAAAACTTTGATTCTGCGTTGTTAAACGGCTCTTTAGTAGAAGCTCTACGTTTTATGAAGGGAGAGCCTGACTTAGTACAGATGTACGATAAGATGTTTGTACAGTCGATAACGCTCCTTAAATTGTTAGGTGATGGCAAGCTACGTAGTGATACTTACAGAGACGGGCAATATAGACAGGTAGTTACGTAATATGTTTATGAAAGCACCAGAAATAGAGATAGGGCAGGTTACGATAGCCACCACTGAATACAAAGGGCATGACCCAGAGTATTGGGCTGAACAAGCCACCAATCGTATTGTGAGTGTCGGTGGCAATTGCCATCCTGTTATTGCAGAGCAAGCAGAAGCATTTAAAGAAATTGTGGAAACCCTAGTTTGTTTTTACATAAAAGAAGCTATACGCAGCGACAGAACTACGCTGATCGCAGAATTATCGAAACAAGGCCATGAGGATATGGCTGAAATACTTAGGAGAGTCTAATGGCTATATCAACCGCTATGTGTACATCGTTCAAGCAAGAGTTGCTTGTTGGTACACACAATTTTACTGCTACTTCTGGTAACTCATTTAAGTTGGCTCTGTATACAAGTTCAGCATCTTTAGGTGCTGGTACAACAGCGTATACAACATCTAATGAGGTATCCGGCACAGGATATACAGCAGCGGGTGCAGCACTTACGAGCGTAACGCCAACCACATCAAGCACTACAGCGTTATGTGATTTCAGCGATCTGACCTTCTCCAGCAGCACCATAACCGCGAATGGGGCACTTATATACAATGACACTCAAAGCGATAAAGCTGTCTGTGCGTTGGCGTTTGGTGGAGACAAGACCAGCACGGCTGGAGACTTTACGATTACGTTCCCTACGGCAGATGCTTCAAACGCGATAATAAGAATCGCTTGATATGCTGTGGCTCAACAAGCTCAACAGAGGCGAATGACCGAAGAAGAGTATTTGGAATG